ACCAATGACGCGGAATTCAATAAATCGCTCATTTTATAGATTATTCAATTTGTTCAACATACATGAAACACCTTCATAATACCCGCCATCGGCGGTGATTCGTGATTTGTACGCAACAACGATGGGCCAACCTTGCCCCAAATATTGTGCGCTTCGAATGCCAATTCCTAATGCGCTGATTCCAATCATTTTAATATGCTATTACGCTGCCGGTGCTAATTACAAAACCGGTGATTTTGCTGCCTTTGCCGGCGGGCAAATATGCGCCTTGTTGGAAAGTAATTCCGGACATGCCACGAGCCGACAAAACATTTGTGGATGTTCCGTTTTCTTGGGTAACTGTGAACGATGTGAACACCGTGTCGGCCTGAACAACCAACGCGTCAAAACTTACGGATGTAACCGTCCCCGATCCGAAATATTTAAATCCATCGTAACCGGCAACGATGTCAATTGATGCTTCTGCCATAATGCTTCGAAAATAACATCGTGACAATAAACATTTGCAACATTTATTGAACAATCAGCCACCATTGCGTTCCATCGCTGATAACTGTGCATGTTTCAAAATTTGTATTCAAAACCTTTGTTGGGTTGCCATCAATATCAAACCCGCCGCCGGTGATGACAACCGAATGTGATGATGCAATTTTTTTGAAATAATATTTTTTACCTTTTGATATTGTCGGATCAGGTAAATCAACCGTAACCGTTCCGCCGGATGAATCGCACAAAATTAATTCATAACCATTGGTGATGGTGTGTGTCCCGGCCGTGTATGTGATGGGCGCATTGTGTTCCTGAATCCGCCAATTAACCAATTCCGTTGAATCGTCATAACTCAACATCACCTCCCAACGGGTGTTCAATGTTGGCTGCGATGCGGGCGCGCCTTCGGCATCATTGACCAAATGTTCCAAAACTTGTTGCGGAACATTGGAAATCGCTGAATTCAAATTTGTCACCGCTGATTCAACATAATTCAAACGATTATTCAGATTCCCGGTTTGTGATTGCTCGACTTTTAAACCTTCGCCGGATGATGTTGTCAAGGTATAAACTGGTGAAACACCAATCCATTCGCCATCCCATTGTTCCGAACGGCAATTGTATTTGACCCCGTTCAAAACCCATGAATAATTGTCAAAATATAATGATTTGATTGCAGTCAATGACCCGGAATCAATCCATGTTCCACGAACCACCGGAACAAAATTGGCGTAAATCGATGCCATTTGTAACCCCAACATTTTGGTGATTGTTCCGTGTGTAATTGAATCCCAACCGCCATACCAATCCGATGCCAAAACATCGGTTGTGCCGTTAAACACCAACCAATTACCAATTCCGTATTTCAGGGAATCCGTATAATATGGCGATTCAATTGTGATGGGTGTTGAATTCGCCAAATTGGCTGTGGATGCGGTGATGACCTCCGTGATGTCAAAAATATAATCCGCATTTTGATATGGTGACGCATCTGCAAATGAAACCTGAATTGAACCCCAAAAATCCTTCAACGCTGAATTGCCGTTTTTCCATTTGCCACCGCCCGAATAGGAAAGAATAACACCATGAACAAACATGTTGACTTCCAATCGGGTGTAACCGACCGGCGCGGTTGTCACCGACAATTCAAATTCCGATGTGATCCAACCGCCTTTGATGTCTTTGGTTGGCATGCGATACAATTGATTTCCCGAATTCCCCGATGCGGACCAATATCCATTCGCGTCCAAATAAACATAAGAGCCACCCGAATTCCGCAACCTGATATTGTAGTAAACATCGGTTGAATCTTCGACATACAAAACCCCACCCAATGTGTCGGATCGTTTGAATGATTTTGCCATAAAACGAATGCGCATCGGTGCGGCATCCGGTGATGTTCCGGTTGGAATATCCGTGGCAATCAACGACAATGTTGATGATGATGTATTTGGGTAACTGCGCAACGCTTTTGCCACATTTTGACGATGCGTGTTTATTGTCACCGATTGTGCAGCTGGTTGATAGTACAATGATGGTTTTGCCATCCACAATGGCCGAACATCGTTGCCAATTGTTTGACGGTGTGAATATGTTGTCGTCCCGATATATTGCCCGGTATACGAATATTGACGCAAATTGATTGATGTCGTGTTATTATACGCGTTGAATGGGATCACATAATACGCGCCATTTTCATGAGTGAATCGCGCCCCAAACATCAACAACACATTTTCCAACGCTTGTTTTGCTGAAATATAATTTGGTTCAATTTGCCATCCAACCGTGTCAATAACTTTGACATCCGTAAACGGATCAAAATTTTCCAAAAATGTATATTCAAAAAGTTTATACATGTCGAACCCTAATCGGGCCGCATTATCTTCGTTTAACAATGTGCCATCATACAAATATTGTTGTGGCGTTCCATTGACAACCCAATAATCCGACAAATCCAATGTGTCCAAACAACGGCGAAACAACTGGTTGATTGTGATGTATTCATCCGAAAACCATGATGATTGTACTTTGTACCCATCCATCAATTCAAGGCCATCCACAGCCACCAAATCAATGATTGGTTTGCTTTGTATGGATTCGCGCAATCGCGTCATTTGGTCGGCCAATACGCGGCCAACATGAATCAATGAATCATTGCGATAAATCAACATCGCCCATGCGGTTTCGGCTTCGGTTTGAATGCCGACAAAATCATCCAATGTATTTTGATCCGGCATCACCCATTGGGCAATTGCCCGTGATGGCCTGATAAAATTGGAATAAACTGAATCTGATTCGCCTTGCCTTTCAATACTGATTCCATCACCGGCCAATGTTAATTCAACCGATGAATTCAATGCTTCTAATTTGTCAAAACAACATGTTTGGCCTTCAATATATCCGCCGGCTGATTGAACCCGTGCATTGTATAAACGCGCAACAATTTCCGGTGTTGTTCCTGATGGTGAATCCCATAATTCAACCCGGTATTCAACATTTGTAATTGATAAAAACGAACCTTTGTAAATCCTTGCCATTATCCGCGCCGTGAATCTTTATTGTATCTTTCCAAAACGATGGCCAAATCGCGTCCGCTGATGTGCGTTTGCGCAACATAACCGGATGATTGTTCGGGCTTCATCAATGTTTTTAATTTGTCCAAAGGTGCAATGACCTCCGGGTTGCTGCGCGCGCCGGGATATTCACCCATCAAACCCAATGTTGGTCCGCTTACAATACCACCATCGGCAAACGCGGTCACGCTTGGGCCTTGTTTCATTTGGTTTGCCACCGCCGTACCCAATGCAACCATCGCAATACCGGCTGCAACCGCAACTTGTGGTTGGATAAATGCGGTTTGAAATTTTTGAACGCTGATTCCATACGCAATCAACATTTTACCGACTGTTTTGACAAAATTGCCCAATTGGCCAACAACTGATTGAACAAACCCCTCAATGCCATTGCCTTGACCGGACAATTGATTTCCCAACGCTTCGCCCAATGATATTGCAATATCTTCACCCAATCGTTCAACCGCCATTGCCATGTCGGTCATCAATTTGTCGAAATCCTGAACAATTTGCGACCGGCTTTTGGGATCAATTTGAACTTGAACCAAAACGGGCGCAACGGCCGTCCCGCCAATCAGATTTGCACCGGTTAATTGTTTTAAATCTTCGGCCGCTTTCTTTTTTGCTTTTTCACCACCTTCAAAACGCTTTTTGTCCAACCACTCAATCAAATCGGCCTCAACTTTTTTGACTTCTTCTGCGCTTTTTTTAATTTCAGCCAATGCAGTTTTTCGCCTTTGGCTTTGTTTTTTTGCCGCTTCGGAATCCAATTTGGCTTGTTTGTCGGTCGCTTCTTTGTTTATCGCTTCAATGTTTTTTTGATACGATTTTTCAAGGTATTCAAGTTCGGTCAACTTTGCCGTTGCGGCTTGAATCTTTGTTTTGATTGCGGCCCTATCTTCTTCGCCTTCTGCGCGTGTCAAATCATCAAACAACAATCGCATGTTGTCGTTGTATTTTTTGCGCATTCTTTGCGTTTCTTCTAAACGGCGTTTATTCGTTTCCAATTCCGTTTCGCCCAATTCTTGAATCTTTGTGGCAAAATCACGGATTTGTTTGTTGTATTCGGATTGTTGTTTTTGCGCCTCCTTGACTTTTTCATTCACCCCATCCAAACCATCCGAAAACGCATAAATGGCGGCAACGGCTGCGCCAATGGCAACCGTGGCAATAACAAATGGATTGGCCAAAAACTTTGTTAACCCACCAAATTGGGATTGCAAATCTTTGACTTGCATGACGGCCGCGCTGAAATTCAATGCCGCGTTCAAACCCATCAATGTGTTGCGCAACGCTTTGTTGTCGTCTGCGACAATTGCGATAATTGAACTAACTGATGAAAATGATGTGGCCAACCCATTCAATGCGGCGCGTGTTCCACCCAATGTTTGATTCGTAATTCCCAATTGTTGGGTGAATCCTTGTTTTTTTGCAGTCAATTCAGAAACGGCGATTGACTGGTCTTTGATTGCCGCTTTGGTTTGTTCGATTTCCTGACGAACTCGCTTTTGACCCTGAACATCCATTTTCGACATGGTGTCACGCTTTTGGCGCAACTTTTCCAATTCCATCATGAATTCACGGGTGATTTGTTTTTGTTCGTCAATTTCGGCCGTGACGGCTGCAATCTTTTGGCGCAATTGGCCCGACCCCAATGATTGTTCAATGGCTTGACCGGCTTTGTTTGCGCTTTGCTGCATTTTGGCCGATGACTTTTCCATCGTATCGGCCGCGGCCTTCACATCTCTATTGAATAGATCCGTGACCGCATTTAAAACAATATTAATCGCACTTAATGCCATCAGCGGTTGTAACTTATTGAATAATCTTGAATAATTTGATAGACGCCGTATTCTTCGGAATTGTCATCGGTCAAATGGGATTCGCTCATGTATTCGATTTCCCATGTATACACCCCGTTGAATGTCCCCGGTGTTGTCACCTCCAATGCCGTGCGCGTCAAATCTGCAATTTGAACACATTGCGTGTATGTTGTCGCATATATGTTAACTTCAACATTCGCCCAATCCGTTTTTGAATGACCGGATTTGGATGGATGCGGTGTCACCGCTGTGACGCGAATTGTGATGCCCGGATATGGAACACCTTGCACAATGCGCAATGGGTTTATGTTCGTGCCAACAACGGCCGTCAATGCGGAATTGTTGGATAAAACATTGTAAATGGCGTTTATTGCTTTCATGCTTCGGCGGGCGGTGTCAACTTCGCAAATATATCCGCATAGCGCGTAACCTTTGCAACAATATCGTCATGGTTTGATTTTTCCCACGGGAATTTCATCAACTTTTGTGGGCTGATTGGTTTTTTCAAATGTGGTGAAATCATGGTTGCCGCCATCCACCGGGACAATTCCCATTGATTGCGATATTGTTGTTCTTGGGCATTTCTCATCCCAAACAAGCGTAAACGAAAATATTTTGGATGGCAATCATCAAACGATGCGTCATCCATTCCCATTTCGCCAAATGCGATTTCGCGTAATCGGTCAAATGTTAGGGATTCAGATTTGGCCGAATCTACTTTCCCACCGTTTCCGATGTGCCTTGACGGGGTTTAAAAAATTCTTCGACCGCTTTGGTAAATTGCAAAATTACGGGTTCGATTTCGCTAAATGATTCAATAGCATCTGCAAAATCATCAATGTCCACAAATGGAAATTTTTGACCTTGCTTTTTGCAACCGGATTGAATCCCAAAATATGCGCATGCTCGCGCAAATTTCAATGAATGTGCAATGTTGTTGGCCGTCATGTTTTCGCCCAACTGCGTGAAATCTTCCAAATTAAATTCGGCCATTATGTTTTCAATGGCGCGCATGTTAAAAAAAAGGGGGTGTTGAACACCCCCGATTGTAATCGTGTTCATGTCGCGAATATACGCAACAAATTCAAAATTAAATTGTTCCAACGGTCAATGCGCCCGTCCCCTGAATTGATGCAGTGAATGTCGCAACATCGTTTTGTGGGGCGGTCAAATTTAATTCGTTGAAAAATGCTGATCCGCTCAATTTCAAATCGCCGCTAACATTGGATGTCATCACGATTGTCACGGATGTGCCGGCCAACAAATCGGTGATGATTTCTTTCCAGCTGATGCCCGCGCCAACGCTTGCATCTTCTTCGAACATACCTTCAACACTCATGGTGTACCCGTATTCGCCCGCGATGTATTCTTTCGCACCGGCTGAATCCTTGTTAGTGGTTTCAATCATGTCTTTGGTGATTGAAAAATCGTTTGATGTCGCGTTTGCGATTTTGGTCAATGTGCCGCTGATGTCTTTGTAAATTGCAATCAGCGTTCCGTTGGTGATTCCTGTGCTTGGCATAATATTATTTTTTTATTTTTTTTTATTTGGTTTGAAGGCCCGCGCGTTTGGCTTTGTCTGCCAAATGCGTTGTGACCAATTTGTTCATTGCCTGAATATATAAATTTTTGCCCGATTCAAATGCGGGTCGCATGAATGGTTTTGCCGGGCCGATGTTCTTTCCATATTTTGCGCCTGATGCGCTTGTTTTCTTTTTCCGGCTTGGTGTACGGTCGGCCGTTCCTTCTTCGATTAAATGGGCATGAAATCCCTTGTAAGGACCATAAACACGCGCGCCAATCAAACGGAATGCGCGACCCTTGCCACGGTTGTCGCGTTCAATAAATCCAATTGAATTGCGCAAATTGCCGGTTTTGACATTGATTTTCGCTTTTGCCAATGTTATAAATATGCGCCCGGCTTGCTCGATAAATTGACCCATAATGGGCGAATCAATTTGCAAATTGCGGAATTCATCAATTGCCAATTTGTTTTTCTGAAAATATGCCGTCGTTTTTGTCATTGCACTAATTCAGTTTGAAGGCGTAAATACATGCGGCGTTCCAAATCCGCAATATTGATGATGTTGTAATATTTGGATTCCCAAAGAATGCGCATTTTGGTTGTGATGCCTGAATCGTATCGCATTGAAAATGTCACGGTTTGTTTTGCTTCGCGGCGGTCCGAATCAACCGATTCCGAACCCGATTCGCTTTCCTGAATCCTTGCCCATGGGGTTGAATAGGTCGACCATGATTGCAACTTTTCACCGGTGTTTGAATCGGTGGTTGTTGTAAATTGTTGAACTGTGACCAATTCATCCATCAATCCGGGGTTCATGATATAACGCTAATTTTGTAAGGGTCTAACAAATACTGAAAACCAAATTGAATCGGGTTGTTTTGAACACCAACGGTGATGGCCATCCGGTTGTCATAATATTGACCAACCAACAACAATGCCGCATGTTTAATTGATGCCGGAAACAATGTGTCGGGGTTTACGCTTGTTGCGCTTGCCAGTTCAAAACCTTCGGTGATTTCAACAATGTATTTGATGACATCATCGGTCACGCTTGTTGGCGCGTTTTCAATAAATATGTTTCGTGAAAACAACCCCATTGGATTTGGCGCGGTGATCCAATCAGCGGAATCAAATGCGGTGATGGCTTGGGAATCGTTTACATAAGAAACGGAATTCACCGCCAAAACGCGTGAATTAATGCGCAAATAATTACCGGACGGGATGTTTAACCCGTTCACGGGGTTAATCAGGGCCGGTTGACCGGTAAATCCATCAAAACCATATTTGGCCGTTCCTTTTCTTACCGTATAACCAATATATTGACCGCACGCATCCAATGCCATTGCAATCAATCCACCGATGTATGTGTCATCGGATGATGATGTCACGCGCAAATGCGTCTTTGCATCAGCGACCGAAATATAATCGGTTGCGGCGTGTGAAAATGCGGTGTAATTGCGTGCAACAAACATGGTTATTCCGCATCCAATGCGGTTTCAGGGTTAACGGGTTTTTTCTTTGCTTTGGGCTTTTCAACTACTTCTTCAATAACCAGTTCAACCGCCTCGGCCTCCAACAATAATTCCGCTTGTTTGGATTCCATTTCAACGATTTCGCCAATATTGTACGACAAATTAAATTTGCCCGATGGGTTAATCAAAAATTTCACTTTCATGGCCGGTGGGCCAAACAGTCAAGTTGACCCACCGTGTGCGAACTTTAATGCCCCCGCACGGGCAATTAATTATGCAACGATGTCTTTGCAAACAGCGAATGCGGTTGGTTGCAACAAATTGCAATCCAAATAAGCGTTCAACACAACATTGGTCAAACCGGCGGTTGCGCCGCTGTATGGGTCAACAGTCAATTCCATTCCACCCCATGAAGCGATGGCCATTTTGCTGAAATCACCAAAAATCATGGCCGACAATGTAGATGAACTACCTTTTGACAAGTTTGAAGGAACAAGTGTTGATGTAGCAACGGGGTAACCGTTCAAATCAAAACCGCCCGCGGGCCAAATGAAATTGCCTTCAACACCTGATGATTGACGGGGAATTGTTTGCAATGCTGCCTTCACCTTTGGGTTTGTCAAATATGCAACACCTTCACCGTTTGCGTTTTCAACCGCTTTCATCAAATTAACAACATCAGCCCAAACCGGTGCAATACCGTTGGCGTTTGTTGCGTTTGATGTTGCGCCGCCGGCAAAAGTTACATTGACATTGGCGTTGGCAATGATGCCGGTTGGTTCGTTTGAACCACCACCTTTGATGGCGGCTGTTTCCAATGATTGAGCCATTGCGTTCAACAACCAGTTGCGAACATATGTGTCAATGCTGTTTGATGATTGCAACATCAACTGATTTGAAACCTGAATGTAGGCGGCCAAACGCTTGGGGCTGAATGTTACTTTGCTGAATGCGGGTGACTTTTCGGTCGCGCTGCCGTTTTCAGTATTCCAACCGGCTGATGGCACAGTTGACGCGGTTGGCATGTCCAAATTTCCAACCAATCCTGACAATTGCTGAACGCCCAATCCGCGCAATACGGTTTTTGGCAATAACACATCGATGATTGATCCAACATTGGTTTGAACATTGACGCCACCTTCTGAACCAGCTGAACCTCCGGTCACGCTCATGTCGCGTTTGAAAACCTCTGATGGCACTTTCATTGAATGCGCGCTAACGCTTACGCCTGAACGCTGAAATTCAGCGGCGGCCATTTGGTTGAATTCGGCTTCAACACCATCGCGGCGACCGGTGATGGCCATTTCCATTGCGCGTTTGAAAGAATAATTTTCTTTCATTGCTTCTTTTTCCTTTTCTTCGCTGCGGCTTGCGCTGTGTCCGGCGGCTTGCGCTGCAAGGTTTTGCAATTTTTCCAAAGTTTCAACCTCGGCCTTAATTGCACCCAAACGGGCTTCAATTTCGGTCAAACGGTTGTTTTCGCTTTCGGCCATTGAACGGGCTTCCTTTTCAATGGTGGTTTGCAACGCTGACAATTCGCCAAGCAAACGGCCGCGTTCTTCTTTTAATGCTTTAATTTTATTCATGATTTTTTGTTTGTTTTAAAGGTTTTTGTATCTCAACAATGCAACTTTCAAAATGTCCGCATCAATTTGTGATTGTTCCGCGGCTTGGATTTGCAATTCTTCATCACGCATTTTGATAATTGAACGCGCATCGGCTTCGGTGTCTGAATATGCGGGATAAGTAACCGGCGAAACATCAAACAATTCATCAATTATTTTGATTGTGCGTTTGCCCATTGTTCCATATTTGGTTGAATCCGCCCATGATTGTTCTTTGATGGTAAACGCAAATGATGATTGTGTGATGTCACCGCGCATGATTGAACGAACAACCGACATGTGGGTCGGGTTTTCGTAATCGGGAATCCATGTATATTCCAAATTGCCATCAGCATTGACAAACACTTTGCATGTTTCGGCCTTTGTACGACCTAAAATCAAATCCGATTCGTGGTTAAACAAACAGCGGATGTCGTATTCGCGTGATAATGCGTAATCAAACGCACCGCGTTCAATTACTTCTTCGAAATACCCTAAATCGGTCACGCTGTTAACAACGGCGGCAATGCCTCCAATTTCTTTGGGCATGCCATCGCCGATGGCGCGTGCGTGAACTGATCCGGTGATGGTTCTGCGTTCTTGTTTCATTTTAAATTACTTCGGTATTATTTACCCCATCGGGGTTGTTGTTTTTGTCTGCGCTTGCCATCAATTGTTCAATTTTTGCATCCATGTATGCGTCAATTTTTGACGATGGCATCAAATTGGTTTCAATCAAATATTCATCACCACCATCAAATCCGTTTGCATCTTCGAATTCGCGTGCCTCATTGCGTGACAACCAACCACCGCGGATGCCTTTGTTGTAAAAATCCGCGCGGTCATTTGCTGATGCACGCAACAATGAGTTGAAATTAAATTTGAAATAATGGGTCATTTTGTCAACTTCGGTCAACAATTTGCGCGCCATTTCTTGTTCCATATTGATTGCATAGGCCATCAATGTTCGCATGTAAAAATCCTGATATTCTTGTTCAACACTCGATTTGATGCCATCTTTTGCGCCAATCATGGATGCCGGAACACCAAAGATTCGGGCAATTTCTTCGGCATCGAATTTGCGAACTTCTAAATATTGCGCTTCTTCGGGTGTCAATGACAATTTTTCCATTTTGATTCCGTTTGGCAAAACCGCCGAACGGGCCGCGCCATCAATCACATCGTCCAAACCTTTTTTCAGCGGTCCGGCTTGTTCGGGTTTGATTTGTGAATCTGATGTCAAAAGGAATTTTAAAACGCCGTTTTTAAACACGCCGGCATTGCCTGAAATTGCAGCCAAATCAATTCCCAATGTTTCCGCATGCAACACGATTGGTGAAACACCAACCAACGGATTGTCCAAACATTGCCCTTTGAAATGCAACATGTCGGTTGCGGGGATGGTGTTTGGGAATCCTTTTGCCGTGCAATGATAAAACAGTTGGCCATCTTGCATCACCGGTGTGATATAATCAGGACAAATCGGATGTAACGCGATGGCCAAATATCGTGCATCGCGGTTAATGAATGCATAAGCATTGCCCCGCAACGCCAAATCCGATGCCATGTATTTAACAAAATCAAATTTGGTTTGGTATGGGTTTGGCTCGTTCAATACCGGTGTGGTATAATGAACCATTTTTGTTTCACGCGTTTTGCCATCATCATAATACAATTTGAGTGACAACCCCGCGATTCCATCTGCAATCACGCGAACACATGCGTGAACGCTTGCAATTGACAATGCGGTGCGTGGGTTTACGGCTTGCCCCGATTTGGTTTGATACCCAAATACGGAATTCAAGGAATTGACCAACCATTCCGTTGGGTATGCCAACGATGACCGTTTTTCAACGCCTTTGCCTTGAAACAATCTTTTCATGCTAAACTGCATAGGGCGAATTTATTATTTTGTGAATTAACATTTGCAACATTATCTATTTGTTTTCAGCCAACGCGACAACATTGACCGAAAAACGGTGTACGAACTAAATCGCGGCCGGTCAAAAATGGCCTTGTGTCTTTCTTCGATTGCTTCATAACAATCTTTGTATGACTTAAAATTTGGTAACTCACGATAGTATTCATTCATGAATTCGTCAATGTAGGTCAACCATGCATCGGATTTCATTGTCGTTCAATTTTTTACAAAGTTACAAACCAAAAATCGGAATTGTTTTCTTTTGATGCGGATTGCATTGCCGTTCCTAATGCCATGACAATGGAAACGGGGCCATCCACTTTGTCACCTGATTTGCCTTTGTCAATTTTAATGTTGCCGGCCGGATCGGTGCGCAACAAAATATTTGACATCATCCATCGCGTGACCGGATTCCCGGCATGACGCAATTTCCCATCCTTAACCAATCTTTCCAATTCCTTTGTTGGCGTTGACATGCTTACAAAACCTTGACCAAATGGAAACATGGTCAACCCTTCGTTTTGCAATTCAATTACCAGCTGCGAAGCGTTAAAACGGTCAAATGCTACATCCTTAATGTCGAATTTTGTGGCAAGTTCACAAATTTTGGCTTTTATGAACCCGTAATCCGTGACATTCCCATCGGTTGCAATAATGTGACCTTTGGCCACCCATTCGCGAATCGCTTGCCCGGCTGCGTCATTTCTTTTTTTGACCGATTCTTCGGGTAAAAAATACCATGTTCGCACCGCGTGATTGTGCGGAAAATACAAAGTGAATGCGCAAAAATCACCAGTTGATGCCAAATCCAATCCACCAAAACATTGTTCACCTTCTAATTCGTCATCGCCATCGCATTGTTTCCAAATGTTGTCTGAAATCCATGTTTGTTCCGTGTCGGTCCATACATTCAACAACTTTGTTTTGAACTCAACTTCTTTCGATGTGTATTCTTTGGCTTCGGTCAACGCTTGCTGCAATTTGCGCGGGTAAACTGAAACGCCCCAATTGGGATTCGCTTTTGCCCATACTTTTTCATCCATCCAATCATCGCCATCATCCAATGTGTAAATCACCGAAAACAATGCATCGTCTTTGATTGCGCCGTTTAACACATTGACGCAATAGCCCCGGTGGCGATAACACGCCGATTCGCGGTTGAACCCGGCCGTTGTGATGGTGAACAACAATGGTTGACGGCGTGCGCCCATACTGTTGAAAATTACATTGTACAATTCATCATTTGGATGCGCGTGGTATTCATCAATCACGGCCATGTGCGTGTTCAATCCATCTTGTTTGTTTGGATTCCACTCTAATGGTTTATACAAATTTTGTTCGTGGATGATTCTGCGGTTGTTAACTGAATTATTGACAACAACTGCATCCTTCAACCATTCCGTGTTTTGCGCCATCCTTACGGATTCGCCAAATACCATCATGGCTTGGTCCAATTTTGTCGCCGCTGAATAAATCTGCGCGCCGGCTTCATCATCAGCAATCAGGCCATAAAGCATCACGGCCGATGAAAATGTCGATTTGCCGTTTTTGCGCGGAACTTCAACATAGGCGCGCGAAAATCTACGCGAACCATCCGGATTCAAAAATCCAAAAAGATTCCAAATGATGAACGCTTGCCATCCTTCCAACAAAAATTTGCGTCCGGCATGCTCGCCGGTGGTGTGTTCCAATTCTTCAATAAAATTAATGGCATGTTGCGCAAATGCCGCGTTAAATTGAAAACGCGATAAATCATCAATATATCGTTGACATGCGTGTTTCACCAATTCACATGCGTGAATTTTGCCATCAATCACATTCAACGCATATTGATGCGCCTTTGTGTTTTCAATTCCGGTTTTCAAGGAATTTCAAATTGTCTTTGGCAATTGATTCGTTGCGATAAACAAACGGCAATTCGAACTGATCCATATCAATGAACGAACCATCGCGGTGAATTGGTTTATATCCTTCGCCATCGTGGCGTTCAATTTGCCAACAATTCCCATTCCCAACAATTCGGAATTTTGGAACAACCAGTTGTTGCTCGATTTCAAATGCGGGTTTGTGTTTTATCTTTTTCATGCTGATTTTGATTTGAGTAATTCTAATTTTGAAACCGGCTTTTGATTTGTGTTTGGAATTCGGGCGCGCGCTGATGGGGTCACGCCAATCAATTGCCCTAATTGCATCGCTTGTTTCACGCAATTTTGTTTTGTTGTAAACCACGGGTTGACCTTTGGGCCTTGCTGCGTTTCAATGACCATGCCTTGTTCCTCGCATTTTTCAACGGCAACATAATAATTGGCCACGGCTTCGGAATACATCGCGATGATTCCCAAATCCACGCCAACCAACATGTTGATTTTTTTCAGTTCAAAACACATTTCGTCAAAAATCTTTTTGGCGCGTGGCGTTTTCAATTCAATTTCCGGGGTTGGTTCTTCTTTGGTTGTTGTCATGGTCATTTCATTTTCAAGAATTCGGCACTTTTGCGCCGTTCCTTTTAATTTTTTGACTTCGGTTGGCACTTTGGGTCGTCCTCTCATTTTTGTTGTCTTAAATCGCCTTAAAATCGTTTTAATTCTAATTTTGCACGGGTGTTCCTTTGAATGACACAGCGGTTAACCGTGGGTCGCTGTGGGGAAAAACACCCCCTACCGGGTCGACTTCGGGCCACCAATGCATGTTTTCGTGTGCGTCCATGTGCGTGTGTGCGAATCTCATTGTAGAATTAAAATTGTTTTGATTCCTTGCCTGACTTCTTTGCGTGGCATGAATTACACAGCGGTTGCAAGTTGTCGACATCGTTGAACGATCCGCCCAATCGAACGGGATTGATGTGGTCAACCATTTGCGCAACAATGATGATTCCATTGTCACGACATTGCCGACACAAAGGTTCGTCACGCAATACCGATTGACGCAACGCGCGCCATGCGGTTGTGTGATACCGTGGTTCACGATGACGATGCGCCGTGTGAACTTCTTTGTTCTGAATCTTCTTTGATGGGAATGTCGGCATGTTGCAAAGTTATATTAAAATTTCATCAAACAATTACAACATCTCATTGTCAACGCGTTCAATGGCTTTGAATATCTCCAACGCAACTTGTGGAACGATGGCATTGCCGTAACCTTTTATTGATTCTTGTCTCCAATTAGAAAAGGTAATGTTGTCCAATTGTCTGGGAATCCCATCATTTCCCCCACAAATCGGGGATTGAGTTGGGAATTTTTCCCATCGGTGTTCATTGTTGCCCAACTGCCCAAATCGTTCCGTTCCCCTCTCCCTCTTTTTTCCAATGCCTCCTTGCTTCCGCTTCCATTTTTGTCGCTGCATGTTGGTGTTGGTAGTAACCCCAGAATTGCAAAGTGTTCCAAATACATCGCCCTCGTTTCCCCTCCATATATCTCCTTGCGCTTCATCGTTTGTTCCTCGGTCACTTCGCGTGGGCTTGCATTTGGTGTTGGCAGCAACGAACCAAATTCGTTCGCGTTTGTGTGGCGCGTTGACACCGCACGCAGGTATAACAACGGGCGCGACTTGATACCCAAGATTCTCCAACTCAGCGCACACCTCGTCGAATACCAATCCCCCATTCCAATTAGTGAGTCCGCGAACATTTTCGCCCACCACGAAACGCGGGGCAATCTCGCGTATTGCTCGCAACATCTCCGGCCAAAGGTGGCGTTCGTCTTCTTTTCCGAGCCGTTTGCCGGCTGATGAATATGGTTGGCATGGGAATCCCCCAGTGAGAATGTCAATTGTGTTTGCATATTTTGTAAAATCTGATTTTGTTATGTCGTTAAATGATTCGGCCTTTGGCCAATAATGTTTCAATACTTTTTGCCCAAATGTATTCCATTCACAATGGAAAACATTTTCCCATCCCATCCATTCCGCGGCTAAATCAAACCCGCCAATTCCTGAAAACAACGATCCGTGTTTCATGAAACGACTTCGGTGTACTTTGTCAACTTGCCATCGAAGGTCGCATCAATCACCCCTGATTCCCCGTGCCTATTCTTTGCGATGATTAGTTCGGCATTCTCAATTGGCGGTTGTTCTTTGTCATAATAGGCCGGACGGAATGGAAACAACACAACATCCGCATCCTGTTCGATTGCACCTGATTCACGCAAATCAGACAACAACGGGCGTTTGTCGGCGCGTTCCTCCGGTTTACGGGACAACTGCGCCAATATCATCACGGTGCATTTCAATTCCTTTGCCATCAACTTCAACCCGCGTGAAATCTCTGCGATTTCTTGTTCGCGCGAATGGCTTTTGTTTACGCGAATCAATTGTATATAATCGATGATGACAAGGTCCAACCCGTGTTTCGCTTTGTGCAATTTACATTTGCCGCGGATCATCTGCAATGATGTGTCGGGGTCATCATCAATGTGGAATGTCATCGGTGGTGTATTCAGGAATTGTTGAACATTGTCAATTTCTTCTTTGTACAATGAATGATTGCGAATGCGTCCATTTGGTATTTCACCAATGAGTGATACATAGCGTTTGGCCAATTGTTCGTTTGACATCTCCAATGATAGGAACAATGCGCGGCCATTACGCAACGCGAAATCATGGGCAAATGTCAATGCAATTGCCGTCTTTCCCATGCCGGGACGACCGGCCACAACAATCATGTCACCGGCGTTGTAACCTCCAATCGCTTTGTCAAGTTTGCGCCACCCTGATGGTTTTCCGGTCAACTGGTTGCCGCGCGACATTGCATCGACAATGTTGGTCATGACATCTTTTGAAACGGCGTTGATGTCTTTCGGCTCATGGCCAATGTCAATTTGTGCTTCATCAATAATTGATTGCAATTGCGACTTTGCTTCAATCAACCCACCGTCAAAATTCAAACCAATGACCCGGTTTTTGATATTGTTTAAAACAAAATTGTATTGTAGTTCGATGACCTGATTTTTGATTGATGGCAATCCCGAACATGCGGCCGATAATTGCGCGGCCAATATTGTTTCCGCTCGATCCAAATATTTCCGAATGGTGAACGGGTTGACGGTTTCGCCTGATTCATAGACAATGCGCATCGCTTTAACTATTTTGCCCAATGATTTATTTGTAAACCATTTTGATTGAATCTTTGGCAAATGATGATGCAATTCAGAATAAAACGCTAATTGACTGATGATATATTCTTCGTTCGTCATTGTTGTTTGTAGTATTGTGCGATTGCCAATGCGTGTGTGTAATTTTCGGATTCAAATTTCAATTCCTGATTGACATACACGCGCCATTTGTCGATGTTGTTAACATTGCCCATGACAATTCGGACATGGTTTGTTTGTTCACGGATCGCATATTCAACTGTAATCGATTCGGCTTTTTCCCCCAATGTTGTTTCCCGAAATGCTTTTTTCATTGTTTTGACCCAATTTGCAGCTGGTGAACCAATTTCCGCAATGAATGTTTGCACCGGATAAGAATTGAATTGACGGTCGGTGTGTTCGATTTCAATTGTGATAATGAATGTTTTCATTGTTTTTGTTTGATTTCGTGTTTAACAACATCCCAATAAACAAACACGCCATGCGGTGTTTTTATTTGGAAATTTAATTCATTGTCGCGCATTTCTGCGATTAACTCATTGACATGAATCAACGCGCATTCAATCGCATCGCTTTTGTTTAATGAAAAAATCACATCACATTCACCCGTCACCAATTCAACTGATTCTGAATTGACAAAAAGGAATTTATTGATTAACTGGTCGGCTTTTTGTTGGGGTGTCATAATTGTTTGATTTCGTGTTTTACATTTTTCCAATATGTATACACCGACATTGGAACATTTGATTGAAAATCAAATTCGTTACATTGAATTTCTTTTACTATCTCATCAACTGCAATTAATGCGTGTTGGATTCCTTCATTGCGTTGTTGTAAGCCAACCAAAGTAAATTTGTCAATTAGGTCTTTGGCTTTTTCTTTCGGTGTCATCATTGTTGTTTTTTTATTGCTCGTTGAATTGTTTGATAAATAGTGAACATTCGTACCATGTCCCGATGAATAAATGGTTGCCGTTGAATACCACCACGGCGGTGTTTTGGTTAATTTCTTCGATCCACATCATTAGTCAAATTTTAAGGGTTTATAAAAAGATTCTTGTTTAGGTTGTTTATCATTGTTTTGTTGTTTCCATGTTCTTACGGCCGCTTTCCAATCCTTCATCGGATTTTTGCCGACTTTCCATCCATTTGATTCGTAGTAATCAACAAATCGTTGTGACATGTCATTCATGTTTAATTCGGCCATGTATTGACGCACATCATCAACCGGCGGTTTGCTGAACCTTTTTGGCTTTTTTGCTTTTTGTTCCAATACTATATTTATATCATTATCATTATCATTATCATTATCGGCATTTTTTGCATCGTTTGGCATGCGTTCGCATGCGTTCGCATCCCATCGCATGCGTGCGCTTAATGAATTGCGTTCACGGATTTTTTCGTATCGCACCAAATCGCGTTTCAATTGTTGTTTGATTGGCTCGAATGCAATTTTGGTGATGACATTATCGGTGTCGGGATTCAGGTCGTTCACATAATACAAAACATGTTTGAATAGGTGTCCGGCTTGCTCATCCGTTAATTGTTCGATTGTGTGTATAATATCGCAATACAACACAAATGATTTTTTATCCTTTGCCATCTAATTGTTTTAAATCTAATGCAACATATTGTTTGCCATCATGCCATTTTGCGATTGTCAATCCGGTCATCATTTCCCGTATTTGGCGCATGGTTCGTTTGATTGGCTTGCCCGGTTCAAACATAAAAACAATGAACAAATCAGCATTCAAACCAAAAAGGAATTCAAATGCGCTGTAATTAATAACATCGTCAATTTTCATCTTATTTGTTCCTTTAATATGGAAATACATCATGCGTTGTTTTTTGGCGTTGAAATATACAAAATCAGGCAATGACCGGATCAACCGATGAATGTTCCAAAACCCATTGATGTTCATTTCTTTTTCGTTAAACCCAACCCTTTGAACTGGCATTCCAACCGATTCCATGTAATCAACAAACCACATTTCCGACATGTTTGCGACTGTTTGGCGTTCTTTGTATGTGTTACTCGCTTTCTCCATCGCTTTCCAATTTTAAAATTTCCAACGCTTTTTTGTACAGCTGGCGCGCATGTCGGTCGGTCTTTTTCCATGATTCAAATGTGTTCACGGCGTGAATGATTGACGAATGGTCGCGCCCCAATTTGTTTCCGATTTGCTCAAATGTAAAATGATAATGACGGCGCAAAATAAATGAATACATGTGCCGAATCATTATGACATCACCTTCGCGCAATCGACCCATTATTTTTCCCGGTGTCATTGATCCGACTTCACAAAGACATTGCAACACCTGATTCATCAAATCCAACCGGCTAACGGCGTTTTCATGTTGAATGTCCAATGTTGTTTTAAATTTTACTTTGGGATAAATAATTTCATTTTTTAATGTAGCGATTTCGCGTTCGTACTGGTCACGCATTCGAATGATGTCTAATGACAACCGCGCGTTTTTGCTGCGTTCTTTGACAAATTCACGAAAATAATCTTTTGATTGCGTTGTGGCTTGTTTCATTGCTTAAAATTGTGTTTTTACCGTCTTTGTGTACCTTGACCAAAATTTTCGTTTCGGCGTCCTTAATTACGCTTAAAATGGCTTTTAATTGTGTGTTTGTGATTGTTGGTTCATCGCCAATTGCGATTTCAACCATTTCCGTGATTCTTTGCATCTTGTTTCCCTAATTTATACCCGATGACATACGCCACCAAAATGTGCAATTGTATTAATAAAATGATTTTCCAACTCATGATTCATGCGACCAAATAAACTTTTCTTTGCATCTTTTGTGGGCAAAACTGAAACCGGCATTGTAGGCCATTTGGTTTTCAATCTTTTCTTTCATCAACCAATATTCCTTTTCTGAATCCCTGAATTTTACTTTTTCAAATGCCTCCATGAATTCAATCAACTGGGCCATTGGTGTCATGACTTTATTTTCCATCCAATACATGTTTTGTTAAAAAATACGCAACTTGATTGTCAATCCATCCGGCATTTTGCGCCCGCTTAATCCATTGCGCTTTTTTCTTTTCTTCGATGTCGCGTTTATGCGCCATGATTCCATCAATATTGGAATGCGCCGCCCATTGTGAAAATACGCGCCCCCCAATTTCAATTTCACCACATTTGCGGATCAAACCATCTGATTCAAGTGATGACAAAACCGATGTCACGGTTGGATGCAATCCGAAATTGTCAATCAATGTTTTTGTGGAAACGCAATTCCATTTTTGGATTGCCACAAAGATTTTGGCGCGGTTGGTTTCAACTTTGCCTTCGTTTATTTGGCGCATGAACGCCATTATTTTTGCGCTCATTTGCCGGCCTCCTTTTTCTTTGTGCGTTGCTTTTGTTTTGCAATGCGGGCTTTTTCACGGATGGCGGCATCACGAATCATCGAATCTTCGTATTTGCGTTGAACATCCTGATACAAATTTGAAAATGTGTGCAATTTGTCGGTCAATCCGGCAATCTGCGATTTCTGCGCCATCAAATTTGATTCATTGTCAAAAATGACTTTGTTTTGTTTCCAAACGCTTTTTTCAAGGCCGCGAACTTGCGCGCGACTGGCATTGTACATCAACCACAAAATGAATGCGGTGACGCAACTGATGGTTAAAAAAATGTAAATCATTATCGTTGTTTTATTTGTTTTTGCCTTTGTACATTCTGCGTTGAACCAACATTTGCGTGAATTCATTGAATTCCGGGATGTATTCATCGCGTTCAAATTGATAGGGTTTGGCCTCCGGCATTTCGTTGAATCGCTTTGAATTCAATTTGATGCAATGCGCGCCATACATCACCGCAATGGTAATGGGCGTTAAAATGATAAGGTAGATTAAATCCATGTCGTTTTTCTTAATTGTTGATGCAATGTTAAAACACATTTTGCAAACAAAAAAACATTTGTGACATTTTTTTAAAAAATTTTCGTATTGAACGAAAAAAGGGGCAACCATCGGCGGCCGCCCCTTAAATCAACAATGATGAAACAACGATAAGTTTGGATGAATCTGCGCAAATATCGCGCATCCTTTGTTGACATTTGCAACATTGTGTATATTTGCTGAACAATGGAAAACAACGAATTAACAATCATCAACAGCAACACAACTGGTGAATCCGGTCAAGTGTTTGCCCCGGCGCAATTTGAACACGCCCAAAGAATCGCCAAATTATTGTCATCATCCGACCTTGTCCCAAATCAGTACAAAGGAAACATTGCCAACACGATGGTGGCATTGGAAATGGCGCATCGGATGAACGCATCGCCTTTGATGGTCATGCAAAATTTGCACATTATTCACGGACGACCATCATGGGGTTCATCATTTATCATCGCCTCATTAAATTCATGCGGGCGATTTGGAACGCTGCGGTTTGAATCAACACCGACATCGTGCAAGGCGGTCACAATGGATAAACAATCAGGCGCAATTTTGGAAGGCCCAACGGTGACGATGGAAATGGCAAAGTTGGAAGGATGGTTGGATAAACCCGGATCAAAATGGAAAACAATGCCCGAATTGATGTTGAAATATCGGGCGGCGGCTTTTTTTGGTCGTTTATACGCCCCCGAAATCATGATGGGGTTATATTCGGCCGATGAAGTGGTCGACATTGCAGCAAACAACGCGAAAATGGGTAAATAACCCTATTTTAACGCGAAATCGTTTGAAGTAATCAAAGTATATGTGAAGCGGTTGCCATGCAAGGCGGCCGCTTTTTTTGCTAACAACATAAACTGGTTGAAATCGGCTGTGCGTTTAAACACCTGACAACCTTCGGACCAATTGTTGACTTGAACGGAATCAACACCGGCTTTGTGAATGTTTATGCCAAACACGCCCGTTTGCGTTGCGTTCTCATTATACACGCCATCTTTGATGTCATCACGGAATACAGTCACCGGGCCACATTGTTTCAACGCTTCATATTTGCCCTGATGCAATCCAATGTGATGTGAACCGCGATATTGTCCGGGCTTCATTCGGGCCGTCCCCGCGCCATTGTCGGTGGTGATTGCCCATTCTTTGATGAACCAATTGTCCTTTTCTTTGTAGGCAACAACGATTTTGTCATCAAATGCGTTTGTGACCTTTTGCCCGGTTGCTGAATTTCGAACACCAATGATGTTCAAATTGAAATCCCCATTTTCAAAAAATGCATAACCTTTGGCGGCCATTGTGCGTTTCAAATCTGCAATTGTAATCATAACAATACAAAGATAATTAAACCAACGCCCAATGCAATTGTCACTTTGCGCAGCTGGTAAAATCGTTCGTCACGCTTTTTGATTTCATCCAACAATTTGTTTGTGATCCGTTCTTGTTGTGCGATGACCTCGGAATCAATTTTGCGATATTCCCGGCACAACGCCAATTGTTCGCGCGCCTCCGCGCCTTTTAATAAATATAAATTATTTTCCGCAACTGTCAAGGAATCGATGCATTGCGATGATGCGGCGTGTGGCTGCGCAACTTGTATCGCCATGATAAGCCACAAAAAGTGTTTCATATTTGCTTTGAATAAGTATTTGCGTGTCATGTAATGTTTGGTATTTCTTTTTGATGATTTCCAATGTGTCGAATTCTTTTTGAACAACCCTGATGGCCGGGCCATGAACAACATTGGTTTGTTTTGGAACTGCAAATTGAAGGTATGCAAAACCACCAACAAATAACAACACCAACAACAAAATGGTCAAATCAACTTTCCGCATCGTTTTTGGTGTTTGCAAATTTGTCGATGGATGTGAATCCCAAACAACAAATCACAATCCATTCAACCGCTTCAACCAATTCTTTGGATGGCGCGATGTCTTGGGGTGACAACGAATTGTGGGCCATTGTCCCAAACAAAATGAATGATCCGACAATTCCAACAAATCGTTTGGAACTGAATTCGCCTTTGTCGCCCTGAAATATTTGAAAAATCTTTTTCATCTGCCTTGACCGCGATATTTTTTTGCGGGTTTATTATTCTTTGAGTGAACACCTTTGTTTTTGCGCTTTGGCTTTGGTTGCCAACTCACGCCGGATGATGTTTTTGCCTTTGCCATTATTTTAAGCCGTTTAATTTTAACATGTTGTTGATTGATGCGGTGTCCATGCCAACCAATCCGGTGTCAACGCCCATGAACAACATCGTTGATGTCATCGCCTCGATTTTTGTTTCAGCGGTTGCAACGGCTTCTTTCAATTCGGCCTTTTCGGCAACTTTGTTTTCAACCAATTGTTCGCCTTGCTTCTTTGCAGCGGAAACAACATTGGATGCCATTTTCATGTTGTTTTCAACGCGCTTCAACATTTGTTCGATTTCGTCCACATTGGGCGTGTTTACAGCCCCGACCGGGTAAATCATTTCTAATGTCAAAATGATGGCAACAAAGGCCGTTAAAATCGTTTTCATAACTTTTTAACGGTGTTAATGATGCGCAATTCTGTAATTGCTGCGCTCAATGCTGAATCCGATTTTTTCAACGCCAAAGACATCCGGTCAACTTTCAAATCTAATTGGTCGATTTTTTGGTTGGCCTTTTCTATTTGTTCGGTGTACGAACTTTTGACATCGTAGTATAAATATGAAACGGCCGCCAACATGCAAAATGCCACCGCGGCCACCGGGTTTTTCTTGAACTGGTCAAACGAAACGGGCAATGCGTTTGCGTTAACTTGCTTTTTTACTGTCATTTGATGCGATTGATTTTTTTACTGTAATAAACCACCGCCAACAAACCCGAAATAAGACCAACAATGCCCACCACAAAGGTAAGGATTGGCTGATAAGTTTGCGTGAAGGTGATAATTGCTGAACTGCCTGAAATGGCCGTGGCAATCGCCGCCGTGGTGTCATTATTAAATTTGTTCATTTGGTGTTGGGATTACGCAAAAAGGTGAATCGGGGAATTTCTCACAATACCCTTTTAAATAAAGTGAATCATCCCCACTAAAAGTATGAATCCCCATTGGGTCTGGCCATACCTCATACGGAGTAAACTCCACGGGAACCTCTGAATAGAAAAGAATGTCAACCGCCCACTTGTCCGACTGCTTAACGCATACGGGTTTGTCATCAACTTGCCCCCACTCCAAACAAATAAATCCAATTTCAACAACTGCGCAATCTTTCCAACTTGTCACGGTTTCCCCGCTTGGCGTGGTTGTGGTTTGTTGTATGTCTTTTTGAAGTGTTGCCCATTCGGTAGGGGTGAACTCGAATTTAGAAAATTTCATTTTATAAGGTTGTTAATGCGATGCATTCTGCATCTGTTAATGATGTTTTGAAATTAACTATTTGTTTAATTTGGAAATCTAAGTATGGAGTACCCGCCTCTGAACCTAAATAAACTGCAGTCAAAGAAAGTGGAACGCTTCCGCTTGTATCTGAACCTATTAAAACCCCGTTTTGAAATAATCTAAAATCATTGTTTTTGTAAGTTACTGCAATTTTTCTATTTTGCCCATAGGTGTACGAACTGCCAATGATTACTGCTTGGGTTACACCGCCAGAACTTGCAACTAACAAAGGCGCGCCCGTACTTCCGATTTCAATTTGAACCCTATTTGCGTTTGTCGTGTCGCTTAATTGAAAAGGTACTGTCGATGCTGCGCCAAGTTGTGCGCCTTCAAAAAACAATGTTCCCTCCGTCTGCCCTATCAAACTACTTATCCCCGTCTTAAAACAAGCATCCGCAACCCTTGTGGCACTTGCTGATGTGGTTGGGATGTAGGATGTGACATAACTTGACGCTTCACACTGAAATCCCCAAACATAAACTTGTTTATTGCTTCCCGTGTAGGTTTCGCTTCCCGTGTCATCGGCTAAACCAATACGGAAGTTTGGCGAACCACTTGCCGCCATTGTGCGAGTATAAACAATTCTATACCATCCGTTTCCAACACTTGTAATTGATGCCGTGACATCGCCCGTTGAACCTAAAATTGTACCATTTTGAATGTCGTAATCAACATATTGTGATGTAGAACCATTGTAAATGTTTACCGTCATATATTGACGGCTTATGTATTTGGCATAAAACGAAATTGTATACGCCGTACTATTTGCAAAGGTTATACCTTGATAAATCCAATGTTGTGTACTTGATGCCGTGCCATCATCCAAAAGGTCTGCATTTTGTGTGCCGTCTGGGCTTATGCCTTGATTTGCGGTAATTGTCAAATTGTTAGAAGCCCACGCACCATTGTCTACTTGTTCAGAATAAAGCAAAATATTCGTTGATTGTTTCTCCAACAACAAACTCGGACACCCGCCCCCGCCATTTTGGTAGGTTAGGCGTGGTACATTTAAGCGGTCGGTAGTGGGGAAATAGGGTTTTGCGGTTGAGCCGATGTTTA